AGTTGTCGTTTGTCCCAATATACAAATGCATCATTGTCTACACCCTGTGCTTCTTTGGCATTTTTCTGTAGCACTTTGCGTTCTGCATACCACTGTTCTAGCAATCCTGGTATGATGCCTTTTTTCTCATATGTAAAGATTGTACCGTTTGCACTCAATGTCCATGGCTGATTGCTATCAAAAATAAGTTGCCATACATCATAAGCACTACACACATCCTCACCACCGCTTTCCCAATCAATTGTGATCTCAGTGCCACGTTCCATGTTCATGACAGCCAAGTATTCTTTTGATCCAAACTGTCCTTCCCATGCATCAGCAAATGATTTCTTTTGATCCATAAGTTGCTTGATACTGTTCTCAGTCATTGTGGGACGTAACTGTCCTACCACAGTTTCTGGACCCATGTTCAGCGCACGAATAACACTGGGATATAGACTGTTCAAGTCCATTGATCCAATCCAGTCATGCAGTCCTTTTTTAGGATACGCAACATAAGCACCTGCTGCCTGTGTGTTGCCTTCATGCTGTTTTCTGTTGGGCACAATCAATCCTTGGTCATGTGCAAAATTAATGATTGCTTGTTCTGTGAGCGCAACTGCACCCATTGTTGTGGGCAACAGTACAGTGTTTTCATGTGCCAACACATTTGCCAAATCAATAAACTTTAGTTTGTCATCCAGTTTCTTGAGTAGTGCAGTATCTTGCCTGTTGTAGTCAATGAACTTTTCAAAGTCTTGATTGTACAGTTGATCCAGTGTGCCTTCATATGCTACCTTGCGTTCATCTAGTTCATACTCGCCTATGGCATCCAAACTGTAACTGTGACGTTCTTCATATGTGTATTTGCGATACAATTGCATGTAATCCAAATGCTGTCTGCCACACAAATCAAATGTGATGTTTTCTGCACCAAAACGTTCAAATGTGCGTTTGCGTGGAGTTTGTCCAAACAAACAAAACTTGCGTGTGTCGTCTTTTGAAAGTACTCTTGTCACACGATTAACAGTGTACGGAATATCATAACCTTCGCTGTTCCATCCACTGAGTATGTCCGCATCCTCAATTATGTCTAAAAACACTTTGAGCATTTCTGCTTCGCTATCAAACAAGTATGTGTTGTCAAATCTTGCACACAGTTCTTTGGCAGTTTGCATGGTCATACCACTTGGTGGCAGTGCCAGTGTAACCAGTTGATCTACCCAATCCATGTACACACTGATTGCAGTGATAGCATTAAATGGATCTTCTGTTGGTGAATATCCTCTTACTTTGTCAAAGTCAACTTCAATGTCAAAAAATGCTGTTTGTAGCACAGGTGCTTCTGCACCCATGTAGTTTTCAGCAAGGCAACGAAAGATGGGATTGATGTCACTTTCCCACAGTCCGCTTTTGCCTTGTATCTTTAGTTCCTTTTGAAACTCTTTGCCATTTCGTGTGCTGAATCTGCTCACAGGATTGCCGTATATGGTTTTGAACTTGCCACGTGGATCATCATAGTAGAACACATAGTTTGCAGGATATTCGCGATACTCGCGCCGACCTTCTACACGTTCTACAACGTGTATTCGATCTGCATCTCTATCAAACCATGCGTCTACATAACTCATTTAATTAATCCTATGATGTATATTAATGTTAACAGAATGTTCATCCAAAGTAAACTATTTTCTCGCCACACATAGCCCACCAGTATCCACAGGGCATTGGCTATTATAAAAGCCCAATGATGCAAATACAGTTCTGGAACAAAACTTGCAAGACTTGCGGCACCTACAAGTGTAGCAGTTGCTAACCATGCCAGCCATTGGTAAGGTTTACGTTCTACCACCATTCTGCGGCTACTCCATATCCAAAAATATTTACACAAGCAAAGTAAAAAGTAAGCAACATAATCCATGCTGCTCCTCTGCGATAACTTGCATAAAGTTGTGTTAGGCTACCTACAAAAAATGCAGGATAAACTATTAGCATATTTGGATCTCGTGCATTTACTGCTAGAGTAAGACTTGCACCTACTGTAAACACAAAACTAATTAGTTCGAATAAAAATGCTACTCTATCAGTGGTGTAACTGTTAATCCAAAATTGTTTTATACTAGTCATAATATTTTCAAAACATCTGTTGAACCTTTGGCAACATTTTCTTCCCATATATCACTTTGATGAGGTGTACCAACATGATCTGTTATGTATTTGTAACAGTCAAACCAAACATTCATGCGTTTACATACACTTGCTATAGCATATGCTTCCATGTCTACAATGTCAATATCATTGTCAACAAGCCAAGGTTCCAAACTGTGTACAAACTGATCACCGGTGCCCACTGTCAATCCATGAGTCATGTCAGGTGTAAAATCAATGTATGGATAACCTGCTTCAAATGGTGTTACACCTCTTAGCACAATAGGCTCTGCATTCATGTCACGTTGTACAAAACGTGTTACTCTGTGCAAGCCTTCAAGGTCAGGATTGCAACTGCCAGCAGTGCCATAGTTGATAACATGTGGGTGGTAGCCTAGGCTGTTGGCCTCCATAATTGCTTGTGCAGTGGCAACTGCAGCATTGACTTTGCCTACACCTGTGTAGATTACTTTGTAATCTTTGGGTGCAAGTTTGTATGGAAGTTCTATTTCTAGTGCAACCAGTAGTATACGGTATTGCACTTAGATTTTGCCAACTGTTGCTAAGATGTTTTCTAGTGTAGCATAATCATCTGATGTGCGTTCAAAGTCTGCTTTGTATGCTGTGCGCACTGCTTTTTTAAGCACTGCAGGTTTAATTTGCATCTCTTCAGCAATGGCTTTGATTGTGTCATTTAGACCTTCATTAAGGTCATCTACTTCTTGCATTACAGTCAAACCTTCATTGACCAGTTGTGTGAGTTTTGCTTTTTCCTCACTGTTGAATACACGATCCATGTATGTCTCCTATTTTAAGTTTACTTATTATATGACTTTAGGCCCTGGCTGTCAACTTTAAAATCATATCTTAAATATTCACCTCGATTGATTTCACCATAGCGTTCACTGTTTCAACTGCCACGCAACACTTGTTTTATTCCACGCTCACTGCGTTTTTTTGCTTCACTCATTGTGCTACGATTTTGATCAGTTGCTGGTATGCGAAAGTTTTTTGGCAGCACTTTGTCTGGTTCTATTGCATACACATACAACTGCTCACCATCTATGCTTTCAACATGATACAAATACAGTGCTTCATCTGGTATGGTCTGTTGTATTGGATACCCTAGTGTGCTCACAATGGTGTTGTATCCTGTGAAAGCACAAAACATGCTCAGTGGGATCACTATTGCCATCACAATAGCATTACGCCAAAAGTGTATGCCAATGGCCAACACTATGAGTGTGAGTGTTACCATGCTTAAAAAGAAAGGCACAAGTTGTAAATCAAAACTTAAAATGGCTCGTATGCTCCTCTTGGTCTACTGGCATCTACTTTGCTGTTGCTGATGATATCGCTTTCCAGTGTGTTATGCCCTAACCAAGCACCATCTTCGCTTAGTCTAAAACGCACAAGACTTATTTCCTGTCCAACTTCACTGTAAGGATATTTACTGGTGTACACCTCATTGTAAGGATTGATTTTGATAACTTGCACTGTGATTGTTCCTGGCAGATTTTTTGTAGGTGTGCCTTTGTGTACAGTGTAAAGTTTGTTGTACACATGTGCCATCACCTGATACTCACCTGCTACTACACCACGCAATGTGACAACTTCTCTGTTGAGGAATACTGTTTTAATTGTTCGTTGTCCATGACGAAGTTCGTCTCCACTGAAACCCAAGTCATCTTTTTCCAAATGCATTAATCCTGCTTGTTTGTTTACAAATGCAACTGTGTTGCCTGCTGGATCTTTGACCCACAAATCAATATCATCATTGAGATGATGACCCCATTCTATCACAATCAAGTAGTCTGCTTTTTTAACAACATCACCTTTTTTGGTAATAGGGTTTATCAGTATGAAAGCAATCACAAACAGATACACAAATCCAATCACAAGATTGAATAATAAATCTGTGAAACCTACTCTGCTGTTGTATTTGTTTCTATCGCTCTTCGACATTGACCAATTGAACCTTTAGCAACTGACTGCACACCAAACCCACAAGTGTTGTGTACAATGCTGTGCTCATGCCCAATGCCATGTCTGTTAGGGCAGTTTTTACACTGCCAGTGTCTGCTACGTTGAGACTTTCAAAACTACCACCCAGCATCATGATAAAGCCTATGACTGTACCAATCATGCCCATTGCAAGCAACAGTTCTGTTATGAACCAACCTATGTTGATGTTAGCACCTTGCTTTTTTG